CTTTATAAAGTTGATAGAACCAAAACACTTCAAGATGATGTTTATGGTGAAGTACAACAAGACGGGATACAATTTTTAGCACCTGTATCTATTAACGCTTATGTTAGGATTGAAGAAGCATCAGAACAATTTTTGGGAAGTAGTAAAATTATTCAAAACGAACCTGGATTATTAAAATTTGCCGTTTACAAACAAGAACTTGCTGATTTACAAGTTAATATTGAATTGGGTGATTATATCGGATATTGGATAACTGAATCTGAAGTTAGATACTATTCTGTAATTGATGCGGGTATTCCTGATTATGATAATAAACACACTTATGGTGGTTATAAAGGATTTTATTATTCTTATACTGCAACCCCTGTAAGTGAAAATGAATTTAGAGGTATATAAGATGCCAGTACCAAGAAAACGAAAGGAAATTATTCCAACTATTAATCTTAAGCCCGAAAAAATTCTTTTGGCTCGTAGAGAACAATTGCTTCAAGATATTAAGTATGACGGAACTTTCCTACCAAAGTCTTTAATGCACCCCGAGTTAGACAGGGGATTTTTAGATTTTGTAAAAGAAGATTTACAAACAACGGTTGCTGGTAGTATAATACCAATGATTGATTTAATTATTACCACACAAAACTGGGCTCAATTTACTGAAACTTGGGACATTCAAGATTTGAATGGTAATCCAACACTACCTTTTATTACGGTTGTTCGTCAACCTGAAGTTAAATACGGAAGCAATCCTGCAATCATTTATAATATTCCAAATAGAAAAGAATATTTTTACGCAGCCGTTCCATCTTGGAATGGAAACATTAAAGGTTTGGATATCTATAAAATTCCACAACCCGTTCCTGTTGATATTACCTATAATGTAAAAATTGTTTGTAATAGAATGAGGGAGTTAAATGAGTTTAACAAAAATGTGATTCAAACTTTTGCATCAAGACAAGCCTATAGACAAATCAACGGTCATTACATTCCAATTATTATGGGGGGTATTTCAGATGAGTCAGTTGTTGAGGTACAAAGAAGAAGATTTTACATCCAAAATTATGAATTCACAATGTTAGGATTTTTATTGGACGAAGATGAGTTTGAAGTAGCCCCTGCGGTTTCTCGTGTGTTGAATACTTTTGAAGTATCTTCTCAAACAACCAAACCAAAGAAAAAAAGATTCCCTGAAAATAAAGATAGTTTTGATTTATCCGTTACAATACCTGCTGATGTTACGACAAAACAATTAAATGTTGATTATACAGGTGACTTTTTAACTCAAGGACAAATCAATATTCAAAGTTATGATGTCTATATTAATAATGATTTTTATGGAACTGATGTTAGACTAATTCAAGTTAACACAAATGACATCTTAAGATTTGAGGTGGTTAAAAAAACCGATGGAGAAGAAGCCAGTCTACAATACGGAATCAAGTTGTTATGATTCACCATAAATGTCTTTTTTAGTTTGACATTTTTCTTTAATCAAATTTTCCAAAAACTTGTACATTTTAATACCGTGTTTATCACAGTATTTCTTCAAAATGTCGTGTGCATCTACTGATATCTTTAAATTCTTAATTTTCTTTTCCATAGGTAGAATAAAGGCAGAAAATAATCTGCCCATATTATAAATAGATACTGTAAAGTAAAGTTTTTCTTGAATTTCATAATATTTATACATAAATAAAACAATTGAACATATAGAAAAATGGCAGTATCAAATAAAGTTTTCGTTTCTCCTGGTGTATACACATCTGAAAGAGACCTTAGTTTTGTAGCGCAAAGTGTTGGGGTAACCACACTTGGTCTTGTTGGTGAGACATTAATGGGTCCAGCTTTTGAACCCATTTTCATCACAAACTACTCAGACTTTGAGTCTTATTTTGGGGGTACAGTTCCAGAAAAATTTGTAAACACACAAATTCCTAAATATGAATTGGCGTACATCGCCAAATCCTACCTACAACAGTCTAACCAATTATTCGTAACAAGAGTATTGGGATTGTCGGGGTATGATGCAGGACCGTCATGGTCAATAACAACAATTGCCAATGTTAACTCAACAACGGTTGGATTGAATGGAAGTTCATCAACATATAGTGTTGGATTTACAGGTTCAACAGGTTCAACAAGTGTGACATTTGGTTCATTCCCAGCAATTATTAATCTTGATGCTCAATACACACAATTTGATGGTAGTATTTCAACAATACAAGATGATTTGGATTCACAAATTTCACCAATAATTAACGCCGCTGGTGTTGGTTCAGGTTTTACAATAGATTATTTTGGTACTATTCCATCAGGAGATTCACCAAGTTTAACAGCTTACACAGCTTCAACTAACGTATATGGTGTTTCAGGTGTAACAACAGCAGACGCTGATTTTACTTCAGGTAATAATGACACTTGGTATTACGCTAACTTTGATATTTCTTCAGGAAATGCTTATACAGGTTATTCATTCTATAATGTAATATCTAGTATGACTAGTTTAGGTAGTGGTGTTTATTCAGGTACTGTTTCAGGAACAATTTATAACTATACAGGTACCGCTTATACAGATTATAATAACTTAATTGCGGCTACTTTACGTTCAAGAGGTATTACAACATATGGTGTTGGAAGTAATGGTCCTGTTTATACTGTATCAGGTTTAACTAGTGTTATTATTGATAATTCAGGTAGTTATTCAGGAATATCACAGAATCCATTTACAGAGTTCGCAATTTCAGGATTAACTGTTGCGGGAGATGCGTTTTCATTCGCAGCATCTTTAAGTACAACATCCGCAAATTACATTACTAAAGTATTTGGTTTATCTAACTTTGGTAAACCTAGAGCTGAAGTTCCATTATTTGTTGAGGAAACTTTTCCTAATTTGTTAAATTATGCCTATAATAAGGGATACATTAGAGGTCTTAATTCTCAGTTTGTTGCACTTCCTGGTGTTAGATATACGAATTCAACAGGAACTATTGCAAACTATCTTCAAAGATATCAATCACCTGAATCACCTTGGGCAGTTTCTCAATTATTCGGTAGTACAGTTGATAAGTTATTTAAGATTTATTCGGTAGCTGATGGTGATAGTGCAAACACACAAATTAAAATTTCAATATCTAATATTTCATTCGCTAATTTAAGTTTTGATTTAGCGGTTCGTAGTTTTTACGATACTGACACAAACCCTGTAATCTTAGAAAAATTCACAAACTGTACTATGGACCCAGGTTCTAACAGTTACGTGGCTGTTAAGATTGGTACAAGTGATGGTGAATACGCTTTGAATTCAAAATACATTATGTTGGAAATGAATTTAGATGCTAACATAGAGTCAGTTCCTTGTGGATTTGAAGGTTATGTTATTAGACAGTACGGTTCAGCAACACCACCATTCCCAATTTATAAAACACAATATAATTTCCCTGGTGAAGTAATTTACAACCCACCATTTGGAACTACTGCAGGTGTTGATAATCCTGTTATTAGTCCGGGTGATAGAGTAAGAACAGCATATTTGGGAATATCTTCACAAATTGGTTATGACCCAGCGTTCTTTGAATACAAAGGAAGACAAGCATCAACTAACTATTGTGATGAAGCAAATATTGGTGAACCTTGGGGTTATATCACAAAAGGTTTCCACATGGATTCAGGAGCAACTGTTGTAACAATCGCTTATGGTCCTCAATCAGGACAAACAGCATTTGATTGTGGTGATGCGTCTTTCCAATCTGACCCTGAAACTTCAGCAAACCCTTACTACCAAATTCAAGCAAGAAAATTCTCTTACTTGGTTCAAAATGGTTTTGATGGTTGGGATATCTATCGTGAATATAGAACAAATGGTGACTCGTTTATCTTAGGTGGTACTGGTTATCAAAAAGGAGCATGTGCTACAACAAGATACCCAAATGCATCAGGTTGGGGAGCATTTAAACCAATCACTATCGGTGACTTTACAGATTTTGCAAACACTGATTATTACGCTTACTTGTTAGGTATAAACACATTCTCAAACCCTGAAGCGGTTAACATAAATGTATTCGCAACACCAGGAATTGATTATGTAAATAACTCAAATTTAGTTGAGGATTCAATATCTATGGTAACATTTAATAGAGCGGATTCAATCTACATTTGTACTACACCTGATTGTAACGTATATATCCCAACAAATACAGATAACTTTATCTATCCAACAGAAGCGGTTGATAATTTAGCGAACACTAATATAGATTCTAACTACACAGCAACTTACTACCCTTGGATTTTGGTTAGAGATACTGTTAATAATACACAAATCTACTTACCACCAACAAATGAAGTTTGTAGAAACTTAGCATTAACTGATAACGTATCATTCCCTTGGTTCGCAACTGCGGGTTACACAAGAGGTTTGGTAAACGCAATTAAAGCTCGTAAGAAACTTACACAAGAAGATAGAGATACTTTGTATCAAGGTAGAATCAATCCTATCGCAACATTCTCTGATGTTGGAACTGTAATTTGGGGTAATAAAACATTACAAATTGCTGACACAGCACTTAATAGAATTAACGTAAGAAGATTGTTATTACAAGCTCGTAAATTAATTTCAGCGGTGGCGGTAAGATTGTTGTTTGAACAAAACGATGCTAAAGTAAGACAAGATTTCTTGGATTCAGTTAACCCTATCTTGGACGCTATCAGAAGAGACAGAGGTTTATATGACTTCCGTGTTACTGTAAGTAATTCACCTGAAGATTTAGATAGAAATACTATGACAGGTAAAATTTACTTGAAACCAACAAAAGCGTTGGAATTCATTGATATTGAATTCTTAATCACTCCAACAGGAGCTTCGTTTGAAAATATCTAATAATCTATGTTGAAAAACAAAAAAAATAATCCAGTGTCATCATTACGTGAAGGTTTTGATGACGCTGGTACGCCAGATTTAAAGTATTATGCGTTTGATTGGGATGATAACTTAATGTACATGCCAACAAAAATTATCTTAAGAGATGATAATGATAATGAAGTACCAATGTCCACCGAAGATTTTGCTGAACATAGACATCAAATAGGTAAAGAAGAATTTGATTATAATGGACACAAAATCGTTGGATATGCAGACCAACCTTATAGAAATTTCAGAGAAGGTGGTGACAAACAATTTAAGATTGATGCTATGAAAGCAAAAACAGGTCCCGCTTGGTCTGATTTTGTGGAAGCAATTAATAACGGGTCAATTTTTTCAATTATCACAGCTCGTGGTCATAACCCCGACACTATCAAAGACGCGATTTATAATTTAATAGTGTCCGACCATCAGGGTATAAATAAAGATTTATTATTAAAGAATCTTAGAAAATACAGAGACATTTCAGATATGGAGGACAAGTCAGATATGGAATTAATTAAAGACTATCTTGACATGAACAAATATTATCCTGTTAGTTTTCTTGACGCAACAGGTGCGGGAAACCCCGAACAATTAAAAGTGGACGCAATGAGGGAATTTATTTCTTATGTAAAATCTCAAGCCAAAAATTTAGGTAAAAAATTATACCTTAAAAATGATGTGAAAAATAATTTTGTTCCTAGTATTGGTTTTTCAGATGATGATTTAAAGAATGTAGAAGTAATGAAGAAGAGTTTTGAAGATGAACCTATGTTAAAGAATTACTATACTGGTAAAGGAGCTAAAACTAGATACTAAACGATGATAATTTTTAAAAAATTAAAGTAAATACAAAAATTTTCAAACAACATGTATTTATAGATAAATAAACTAAAACAAAAAACTAAAAAGAATATACCATGGCTGATTTATTAATGAAAATGCCGGTTCCTTACGAACCAAAAAGAGCGAACCGATTTATACTAAGGTTTGACACAAGTTTAGGTATTAATGAATGGTTCGTAGAATCATCAGGAAGACCAAGTATTGATATTAACCCTGTTGAGATACAATTTTTGAACACTTCTACATTTGTGGCGGGTAGATTCAAATGGAATCCAATCTCAGTTAAATTCCGTGACCCGATTGGTCCATCAGCAACACAAGCTCTTATGGAGTGGGTTCGTTTACACGCTGAATCAGTTACAGGTCGTATGGGATATGCTGCGGGTTATAAAAAGAATGTTGACCTTGAGATGTTAGACCCAACAGGTGTTGTTGTAGAAAAATGGATTCTTGAGGGATGTATGATTACAAAATCCGCTTGGGATAACGTATCATATAGTGATGACAAATTAGCAGGATTGGACGTTACCATGCAAATGGACCGTTGTATTTTGGTTTACTAATTTTGTATTTACTTTTATATTGATAAATTAATTTAATACGGTATATTTAACACAGGGTCTAATCCCTGTGTTTTTTTTTATGGACGAAAATGTATTAAAATATGGTCAACAAGATTTTAACTTACCACACGATGTGGTAAAACTACCTTCTGAAGGTAAGTTTTATAAATCAAAGAAAAAATCTGTCAAGGTAGGTTATTTAACGGCTGCCGATGAGAATACAATTATGTCGGTTAACCCCGATGATTTGGTTATGACATTGGTACGTTCAAAGTTATATGAACCTGATTTGAGACCCGATGAAATGTTAAATGGTGATATTGAAGCCATTTTAATATTTTTAAGAAACACATCATTTGGTCCCGAATATAAAATTTCAAGTAATGACCCCGAGACAGGAAAAAGGTTTTCAACTGAAATTATGTTGGACGAGTTGGATTTTAGAAAACCGTCCCAAGAACCAAACGAAGATGGTAGTTTTACAATCAAATTACCAAAATCAGGTGCAACTGTTAAAGTAAAACCTTTAACTTTTAAAGAAATTGGTGAGATTAACAAATTGGCTGACCAATATCCTGCGGGAAGAGTTGCACCAAAAGTAACTTGGAAACTTCAAAAACAAATTATTAGTGTTGAAGGTGATAGTGAACAAGGTACTATTAATAGATTTGTAGAAGGATTACCCATAATGGATTCAAAATTTATCAGAAATTTTATTGATGAAAACGAACCACGATTGGATTTAAGAAGAACAATTATAGCCCCGTCAGGAAACAAGGTAGATGTAGAAATCGCCTTTGGGGTTGAGTTTTTTCGCGTTTTCTTCTGATTACGCTTCCTATCAGTTAGACGAATATTTTGTTTTAGCAAAAAATTTACACACATCTTGGAGTGATTTTATGAAAATGCCTACATATGCTCGTAGGTATTTGATAGATAAAATAATTGAGGGAATAAAAAATACCTAATTATTCTATTTATTAACATATGTTACAACCAGCTCCACCAAATCCAAACGCACCAAATACGTCAGGAATATCTAATAGTATTAATTCTGTTGGGGACGTTGTAAAAAAATTAAGTAGTATTGTTGATAATGCTTATGATGGTTGGCAAAAAAGAACCGTTGAGTTAGAAGACCAATATGCTCAATTTACTGCAACAATTTCAGGAACTTTTGGACAAACCCAATCGGCAATTAAAGGACTGAGGGAAGAGATTGCAATTGCAACTCCGGGAGTTGTTGGTTTGGGTGGTGATTTTAGGGATGTTGCGAACATACAACAAAGTATTGCGGAATCACTTCAAACAAATGTTATTACATTAGGTGAAACCGTAACTGATTTATATGCTGCGGGACAAGCGGTTGGTGTATCTTCGTCTGGTGTTGGTGAAATGGTTAAATCATTCCAAGATGTCGGAATTCAAACAGGAAACATTAAAGACAATATTCAAACAACCGTTAATTTAGCACGACAAGTTGGTGTTAATACGGGTGCGGTGTTTAAGTTGGTTAGTAATAACTTAGACTCAATTAATAAATATGGTTTTGAAAATGGTGTTGCGGGATTAGCTAAGATGGCAGCACAAGCTGCGGGATTACGTATTGATATGAATTCAATATTTAGTTTTGCTGAAAAAGTATTTGACCCCGAAGGCGCTATTGATACCGTGGCGGCGTTCCAAAGAATGGGTGTTGCTGCTGGTGACCTAGCCGACCCATTTAGATTAATGTATTTGGCGTCTGAAGATACTGAAGAACTTCAAAATCAAGTTGTAAAAATGACTCAAAAGTTTACATATTTTGATGAGAAGACAAAAGAGTTTAAAGTTTTTCCAAATGCTAAACGTGATTTGAGAGAAATTGAAAAAGCCACAGGTATTGCTTACAATGATTTGATTAAAATGTCTGAAGGGACTCAAAAATTAAATTTGATATCTAAAGATTTAAAAATTGCTG